TAGGGTTACTGATGGGCTCCTGCGGGAGTTTCTTATCAAGGGGCTTTACCCAGCGGCTCGGCAGGAGGTTGCCCGGGGAATCCGAGAACGGGAAGAACAAATCGATTTCTTAAAACAACTTGATCGGGCTCTCGTCGAAGAGATCGGGGAAAGTGATGAAGAATAGGTCAGTGACCTAAGGAGGATCGATGATCAAAATCGCGATAGTGGTCAACCTTGCGGCTGACCAGGACAAGAACAGGGAGGCCCTGCGTATGCTCGACCATATGCAAGGGCGACATCCGGAGGTGAAGCTGTCTCGTTTGTGGCACGATCGCAGCGCCTTAATCGAGGTCGTGGGCGAACAGGAGACCCCCGCCCAGGATGCCGCCGCCGAAGTCAAGCGGGGCTTAAAGATCAATGACTGCTCGATCTGGCACGAGCAGGTAATAAGGGGGCAATATGCCGCCTACTAAAAAGATCTACGGGGTGGGGCTGCTTGTCGGGGAAAGGATCAAGATTATCGGTTGGTCCTTGTTTCAGACGAGTCGCCAGCCAGGCCCGGTGCTTATCCAAGCCCAACAGGAGCTGGACCAATTCAACAAGGACCACGTCGAGGCTTACGCCGCGGTCGGGGTCGTGACCGAGCCGTTTGTTCCGGCCCGGATCTGCCGGTTCGAGGCGGACGAGACGTTGGCGGCGCACCACACCTGGCTGGCAAAGAGCAGGGTTAAGATGATGGTGACTTATAAAAATTTTGAGAAAGGCGTAGCTGATGGCTAGGTCGCTGACCTATAAAAGGAGCAAACTATAATGAACCAGGCAATGCTGAAACAACAAATGACTGCCGCGAAGCTTATGCAGGAACAGACAATAGCGATCCAGGCCATAGCGGAGAAGTACGGCGGGGTTTGTTATGTGCGACATGACGAAATCCGTATCGAAATCCCCGAGGAGCACATGGCTGAGGTTATGGCCGAAATCAAACAAACAAATAAAAGGAGCGGAATAATGCCCACAGTTACCCTAGCTACACCGGAGTTTATAACTTTTCTTGCCGGCTGCAAGAAGGTCTCGGACGACAACTTCCAGCAGAACAATCCCCACAGCCTTGCCGCCCCCGCCTTTCGCAGCGACGAAGGCAAACGCTACATCAAGGTCGTCCGGGACACCTCGGCTTACTGCTTTATCGACAAGACCAATGGGGATATGCTGAAGGCCGCGAGCTGGAAGACCCCCGCCAAGCACGCCCGTGGCAACATCTTTGATGAGCACAATGGCCTGAAGCATATGGGTCCGTATGGGCCGGCGTATTTGAGAGGGTGATATGGGGCCTGAGTCTGAGGTAAAACTTATTCCATTTCTCTGTTCTGGCGGGGGCGGCACAGTCTTATTTACTTGGAAAGAACCATCCCAGTTATGTGAAGACTGCGCTTTCTGGGCAGACAATTCTATTCACTTAGGTGGGGGAGATAACGACAATGAAACCAATTCTGACGTATGAGGTAACAGGCGACGAACTCAAGGTCATGGGCTGCGGCGTGATCGTCGAGCAGTGGGACAAGCGGAAGTTCGGTAAGGGTAAGAGGGCTTGGGAATCTGAGAATTTTACCCTGGCTGAAAAGGCCATGGCGAACAAAATTTACGCCCTTGCCTACGATTGGGAACTTCGCCGCGGCTATCCTCAGGCGTATCGCTGCAGCCTCAAGTCGTATCTGTTCCTGCAGCGGCTTTGTAACTTTTTCGGAATGTTGTAAGCACCCCCAAAACCAAAGTAGTAACCCGAGCCGGGCGGCACTCCGGCAACCGCTACGACTGCGGCAAAAGTCGTAAAGGAGCGTATTATGATGAAGACTTCAAAGATGTTCGTAAGGATCGACCAGAAGCTGGCAATCCTCGCAGGCAAAATGGAGTACGGCACCGCCGTAGTCGAAATTCCGGTCGCGGAGTTGACCCAGGAAGAGCTGGCGATTGTGGCGGCGCTGCCGGTGAACAGCTGGGGCGGCGAATACCACCTCGACCCCTACTACGGCCTCGGCTCCGCCGTGGTCGACCCGGTGGTCGACGCCTCGGTCGAATCGATCCGGAAAGTGTTGCGAAGTCGGGTCCGGAGCCTGGCTGAGCAAGCAGTACAGAAGAAAGCCAGGATTGAGGCCGCGGTAGAGAAGTTTGAATCGTCAACCGACGAGGAGCTGTGCGCCGCTTGGACAGAGTATTACTCCAGCCCGTCACCTACGTGGTTTAATGTGCCGTCTGAAGAGCTGTCTGAGATCTGTAAGGACCCAAGGGTGGCCGGACGGGCCCGGGCAATTGCAGCCATGGTTACGGCCAAGAAGAGCAGAGAGGTCGCCGCGAGGCGGGAGGCGGAGGAAAAAGCTGAAGCGGAGCGTCTCCAAAAAAGAGTTGCAGGACTTGCTGCCTTAAAAGCCTGGGCGTTAGACCACGGATCTGAGCGGCTGCACCTGATGCTTGAGTTGCAGGCCGGGGATTGGGTGTCGGTCGCCCAGCGGGAGTACCAGGACGACCACGCCCCGGACGGGTATGAGCGCGGCAACCACGGCGGGGTGGCGAAAAAACGCCCTACCTTGGAAGAGCTGAAGGAACTGCAACACCTCCAGCGCTTGGTTGAGGCAGCCGGCGGGGTCCTTCGGTCTCCAACAATCGATTGGGTAGTAGCTGAGCCTGACTATGAAAATGACGACGAGGGCAGGAAGTACACCGTCGCCGAGGTCCAGGTCTGCAGCCCGGACGGCGACTGCACCTGGTACGCCAGGGAACTGTAACAATTAATGGAACAGGGCGGTCGACTCTGCCCTGTTCCTTCCATAAACAAACCACGAAGGAGAAAAGAACAATGAAGAAAGCGCATCGTTATAATAATCTGTCCACCAAGAAGTGCAGCACCCCTGGTTGTGACCGCCACATCAAACAGAACGTCCTGGATAGAAAGCCGTCCGCGGATCTCTGCTACCGCTGCTTCTGCGCCAAAGAGGCCAAAAGCGGGAACAAGATCCTCAGCGGCAACAAGGCCCGGGTGAAGCACAACGCCGGCGGCAATATCGACAGGCCTGTGGTTGAGAAGATTGGTAATGCCCGCCGTAGTTTCCGGACAATTCAATAGGTCAACTGACCTATCCTACAGGAGCCGCGATGTACTTTGAACACAACGGAGCCAAGTGGTTAATAAAGAGAGGCCCTTCTTGTTATGTCTCCCGGGTAGGTAAAGAAGATGTATATGTGGAGAAGGCTGGGGACCGGGGCGGGCGTGGTTCAGATGGCAGGCTGTATCGATGCTGCCGGAAGTTCGCCGCCGAGAGTGGTGAGGTGTTGCGCGATCACGAATCGACCCCACCCCACATCACGGTCGACTGGCTGAGACAGGCTGGCTTTATCGACCTGGGCAGACGCTGTAGTAATCCGGCCTGAAGACCACAATTTCAGGCTCAAAACCCAACAATTAAAAGGAGTATTATGCCGTTACTAAAAGGAGCAGTAAATCTTATTGAGTTGGTCGTCCCTGCAGAAGTTGTTTTCGACGACAAGCAGGTACGCGAACACCTCTTCATGGACATCGACGACAGCTACGACGAGTTCTCGGTCGGCTGGGTGAACCCGTCGGATATGTTTGACACCTCGGCGCCATCCCAGGTGCTTGGTGAATATGTTGTGCTGTCGATGCGGGTTGACAAACGGACGGTCCCGGGAGCCGTACTAAAAAAACTGGTCGCCAAGGAGATTCGCCGGGTGATGCAGGAGAAACAAGTCCCTAAACTCAGCCGAGCCTCTCATATCGAGATCAAGGCACGGATCCAGATTGAGTTGCTGCGAAAAGCCAGGCCCACTTCAGCTACTTTTGAGGCAGTATGGCGCGTTCATGATCACCGGCTCTTTTTCCTTGGTGCCCCGGGCAGCCCTATGGATTCCTTTCTGGAGCTGTTCTCTGAGACGTTCGGCGGGGACCTCACTGTGATCGAGCACGAGCGTAACGAGGACTTCCTGGCCTGGGCGTGGTGGCAGTCGGAGGAGATCAGCATTGCCGGCAGGATGGTGATCGGGGAAGGCCCCGAACAACAGGTAGTCTGTGCCGGGGGCCCGGAAGCGTTCAAGGCCCTGGCCCTAGGTAAGAAGATCTCCCAAGCCCAGATCAAGGTCGACGGCAAGGGCGTCTGCACACTCGTACCTGACGTGATGGTCTTTAAAGGGATGAAGCTGCCGACCGTGGCCGCCGCCGGGGATATCGATGACGGCTTGGTCCTGGAGCGGATCCACCTCATCACTGAGCTGGTTGACGCCGTCCACGCCGAGTACCAGGAATACCTCGGAGCGGACTTGTCCGGAATGCATGGGTGGGTTGAAGAGTCCATCTAACAACAAAAGCGAGGGCGAATAGTCGTCCTCGCTTACAAAAGGAGCATGACGACAATGACAGAGAGAATCGAGTTGGTACGAGGAATGTACTTCGAGATCGAGGTCGAGCGGGACGAATTCGCCCAGGACCCGACCAGGGATATGGATATGGCCTCAATCAATGTGTTTGACGATCAGGCCAGTTTCTGCACTTTTATGTCCGGCAAGGGATGGGATGAAGCCCAGCCACTTTACAGTGACGACGGTGCTGTGAAGGCTGCCCTCGGCGGTGAGGTCCTGAAGGACTATGACGGCAACCTCTACATGGGCCTTGAGCAGTACAGTCACAGCGGCGATGTACTTGCTCTCTGCAGGTCTGGCAACTTCCCTGACCGTCGCTGGGACGTCAGCCCGATTGTCGGCTTTATCTCCCCGCACCTGGATGCGGACAGCGATGTTATCAAGCAGTACCACGACCTCGCTGCCGAGGGCAAGGTCGACGAGGCCAAAGCCGTCCTGGCCAAACGCCTCAACCAGGACATCAGGGTCTACAACCACTACCTGGCCGGCGAGATTTACCAATACAATGTTGCCCTGTATGATGCCGACGATACCCAGATTGGAGAGTCCGATTCATGCTGTGGCTTCATTGGAGAAGAGGACTACTGCCTGCAGGAGGCCAAGGACGCCGCCTGGCACATGGCGTTGAGCGTGTTGACCAAGAAGGAGCTACAGGATTTCTTGGAAGCTCCAGTTCTGGACGGCCTTACTGAATATGTGAGGGACTGGGCTGAGAAGGTCCTGAGCGCCGAGGAGCGGGAGGGCAAGTCGCTGTCCGAGATCGCGCACCGGTTGTACTGCTACATCACGAACACCTATCTGAAAGACGCCGACGCCCACACTTTGATCTGTAGGGTGAAGGATGATGTCTGGGGAGAATACCCAGAATTTCCTCGGGTTGATTGGGTTGATGATGTCAGTGAGTGGAGTACCAACCTGGGCTACTGGGAATGGGTTGAACACAAAATTGAGGAGGCACGACAATGAACACAAGAGAGAAAGCAAAGCTTGTCCGTAATGCCTGTGTCAAGGCCTACAATATGGACTACGATGAGTTCTGTGCCTTTTTCGGCGAGGAAGGCCAGCATGAGAATTACCTCAAGGAGAAATGGCAGTTGATGCAACGTGATTTCAGCCGGTGGTTCTGCGGGCTGGATGAGGAATCGTCCGAGAAGTTCATCGCTGAGCTGTAGCAAGGATCAATAGGTCACTGACTTATAATAATCAAAAGGAGCAACGACAATGAATTTTAACTACAAAAAAGCATACTTCACGCAAGCGTTACCAGCGTTTGAAAACCAACCACATGAGGTGAGGTCAGCTCATTCTGAACTTTGTCCGCTTGTGAGTGAGCTGCAACAGAACAGGGCGCTCGACATCCCAATGACACAGGCAATTATGGAGATTATAGAAGCGCTAACGACAAAGCAAATAGCCGAGTTGTCTCGGGCAAGTTATTTTGTTGGGCACTGGCATCCAGGGTCCACGCCGGCGCCGTTTGAGAATACCCGCGGGGAAAGCTGGAAAGTGGCAAATTGTTGTGACCAGATACTCCGCAAAAGATTGGCACCACTACCTCACAATATCCAAATCCATGAAGGGAAGTTTCGCGTAACATTCAGTAGCAGAGACTGTTGGTTGTGGGAGGAGTTTTCTCTTGTTACCGAAGAAAATTTAGAGACCTTCCGTAATTGTAGGTTGCCGTTCGGAGAGAACTCACTACACAAATCGGCTGATATTCTCAAACGACAGATAGGGGATTTGTGGGGGGGTGTTGCGGGTACACCGGATAACGACTTATATACGGAGTATCTTCAAGCAGAAAGCCAGTTCGCGCTCTCCAAGGCCAGGAAGAAAGTCGCAGCCCTGGTCTCGGAGGCGCAGGTGAAAGCCGGCGCCCTTATCTTTGAGGCCGAGAAGAAGACCACGGCCTATACCTGGCTGCTTGACCACAAGTTTCGAGAGTTGGACAACGTCATCTACTACTCGCATACGGATAAGTTCTGCTTTGGTTGGCGTGAGCCCTATACCAAGGAGGGTGCCGTGGATTTGCGTGAGCTTTTGAAAGATTTTCCTTTTGATTACGAGGTGAAGTGATGGATAGGTTTGAAAGAGCTAAAACGTCGGCTGATGAGACCGTCTCCGGGGTGGAGATGGTCTGCGCCAATTGTGGTTTGGGGATAGATTACAAGGTCTCTCCTCATCACAGCGGCACTAACGATCTGGTACTTGTCCCTGAGCCCTGCATAGTTTGTTATCCAAGTCCGGAGGAGCAAGGCTACGCCTTAGGTGTAGCCAAGGAAGAAGCGGAGGAGGATACAACCGAGAAGGTCCTGATGCGGTTGCTTGAGCTTTCCAGGGCGATGTCCACTAACGACTGGGACTGCACGCCTGACCAATCACAGGAGCATAACCTCAGAAAACTCATCGATGCCGACGACGACCTCTCGGCGTTTCTGTACAGCATTGACAGAAAGGAGAAAAGAAATGCTGACAAAAAGTGAGATTGACCAGTTGGCGAAAGCTACTGTGGCTGCGATGGGTGACATATTCTACGATTATGAGCAAGCTCCTCAAGGCAACAACCATCCCGTGACTGTGGCTAGAAAGGCCGTAGTCAAAGGCATTGAGCAGGCCCTCGCTACCACTCCTACAGTGACGCCGAGGATGTTGGAGTCTGCCCACGTTATTTTGGGGGTACTTTCTGATACTGCTATTGTGTCGTTCGATAACTTCAAAGATATGCGCGACATCTTCAAAGTCCTGTACCGGCTCCCTGTGGTGGACCCCAAGCCGTATACGGTGCTGTTGGTGTTGCCGGACTACTTGGCGGATGACTACGGACAGGAAACATTCCTCGCCCAGGTCGACGCCGTAAATGTGAAAGAGGCCGTAGCCGAGGCCCGCCGTGAGGCTGTTTCTGAACTTAACGCCACGCTCGATACTGACTTCTTCGTTTCCTTCGTCTGCGAAGGCCACGTTGACGATATAAAGGAGGTAAAAGCAGCTACCAAATAACTTATAAAAACCTATAAAACTTAGGGAGAATTTGATCAGTTTTCTTATTGACTTCTTCCATGATGGAGGTATAGTGAAGGAATGGAAAAACTAAATTGTAAAAGATGTGGTCATGAATGGATCAAAAGACAGGAGAAACTACCTGTAAAATGCCCTAAATGCACCTCGCCGTACTGGAATAAGGACTATGCGAAGAAGTCACAAAATAAGACTAAGTCCAAATAACAAGCAGGCCACCTACTTCTCCAAGTGTGCCGGGGTAACTAGGTTTACCTACAACTGGGCTTTAGGCAGGTGGAAGGAGAGGTATGAGGCAGGGATCGCCTCGTCCTCCTTTGGCCTGAAAAAGGAATTCAACTCAATAAAGAGAACTGAATTCCCTTTTGTGGCTGAGGTGACTAAATGGGCTCCAGAGAGAGCTTTTGCTAATCTTGATAAGGCTTTCCAGAAGTTCTTCAAGGAGAAGAAAGGCTACCCAAAATTTAAAAAGAAGGGAGTCCATGATTCTTTTTATATTTCCGGAAGTGTCCTGAAACTGGATGGGAATAAAGTCAAAATTCCCAAACTCGGCTGGGTTAAAATAACAGAGCCAGTAAGGTTCTTAGGCAAAATCAACTCTGTTGTTATTTCAAAAAAAGTAGGAAAGTGGTTTGCTTCCTTCTCAGTAGATCTTGGTGAAGTCCCCAGAGAAAACCAATCTGGAGGCTTAGTTGGGATTGACTTAGGTATAAGCAAACTGGTTACTCTTTCCGATGGCACAGTCTTTGAAAACCTAAAAACAACCAAGAAGTATGAGAAAGGGTTGAGAAGGCTAAACAAATCCTTAGCCAGGAAGAAGAAAGGTTCGGAAAATTGGAAGAAAGCGAAAGAGAAGTTGGGTCAACTTCACCATAAAATATCCTGTGTTCGGGCTGATGACATTCATAAGATGACTTCTACAGTCTCCAAGAACTATTCTGGTGTCTGTATAGAAGATCTCAGTAGTAAGAACATGATGAAGAATAAGAACTTAGCCAAGTCTCTGGCTGATGCTTCCTTTGGGGAAATAAAGAGACAACTTCTGTATAAAGTAGATAAGGTCATCCAAGTGAGTAGGTGGTTTCCTTCCACCAAACTCTGTTCAAACTGTGGCCAATTGAATAAGATGCCCTTGTCTAAAAGAACTTTTGAATGTGACTGCGGCTTCGGTCCAGTGGACCGGGACCTCAATGCTGCTAGGAATATTCTTTTAGAAGGAATACGGCAGGGTTTGCCGAATTTTAAGCCTGTGGAGTTGGAAGCTCTGACTTGAGATTTGCATCAAGTGAAACTTCTGACGTTGAAGCAGGAACTTTACATTAAACTTCGAACTTGCAAGTTTTTGTAAGTTAAAGGAACCAGGACTGAGATGAAAAGTTTAGTACTGAAGAATGTAGATATCGAGTTGTTGAGGAAGCAGAAAGCCGCCCTTGTGAAAGTCCGGGCAGAGTGCCGAAATATGGTAGACAATATGGAGTATCGGGCGCCGGAGGATGAAGAGATGCTTGCGCTCGATGGCGTCCTCCACCTCCTTGACGGCATCACTGACGCGGACGAGGACAACCACACCCTGGAGGACCAGGAGGTCGACTCTATCGTTGTGGATCTGAAGGTGTTGCTGGCGATCTGCGCTCGCAATGATATGTCCTCCCGGGCCCACGACCTCGCCCTTAAGCGGGCTGTCAACTTCCTGGAGTGCAAACCTTTTCCTATCGGAGGTAAATGATGGGTATGTTCGACTATGTGAAAATTTCCTGCCCTCGCTGTGGCCGCGTCAATATTTTTCAAAGCAAAGCAGGACCGTGCAGTTTGAATAAGTACACTCTGGCTAGGGCGCCGCTGGCGGTGGTTGCCGACCTGCAGGAGGACGGGAAGCGCGGTGATTTGAAGTGTGTGGATTGCGGGGTTCAGTTTGAGCTTCAGGTCCAACATATGGTCAGCGTCGAGGTGAAACAAGAGGATACTGAGTGGGAGGACGACGAATGATTGGCTATAAGCTCCTGCGTCAAAGAAGGAATGGAACTCTCGGCCCTCTGTTTATCAACGCCAGGCAGGTAATCCCGATCGGGGTCGAGCTGCAGGCCGAGGACCACCCCACCAAAGGCTACGCCCACAGACCGGGCTGGCATATCACCAATTCCCCGCATGCCGCCCACCTGAAGATGGATGGGCGGGTGTGGGCCGAAGTAGAGTTCGACGACTTCTACGAATTCAAGCGCCCGGAGCATCAGGGCGGCATGTGGTACATCGCGCAGAAAATGCAAGTAATTAGAATACTGTAGGTCAGTGACCTAGAAAGGAGGAGGAGCAACAGATGAAACTAATGATAAGTGAAGGCAACAGCAAGATCGGTGCTGTGCCTAACATTTCCCTGCCGCCTGGCCTCAGTTGTGCCCCGTGTGTGCCCTGCTTTGGCGACGGCTGTTACGCTATGAAGGCGTACCGGATGTACCCGAATGTGCGAACGGCGTGGGACGGCAACCTCGCGCTGTGGCGGGGCGACCCCGAGGCGTTCTCGTATGAGTTGTGGGCGTGGCTGCAGAGCAACCACCCCCGGCTGTTTCGCTGGCACGTCGGCGGCGATATTGTCGACCAAGCATACGCCGACGACGTCCTCGGGTTTGCCGAGTTGTTTCCGACCACCAAGTTTCTTTGCTTTACCAAGCGTTACGACCTGGACTTCAGCGAGAAGCCGGCCAACCTCACGATCGTGATTTCTGTGTGGCCGGGGCTCGCCTTTCCGGAGGAGAAGTTTGAAGACTTCCCGAAAGCTTTCCTTGCCGAGGACTCCAGGGCGCCACTGCATAAGATCCACCTTCGCTGTCCTGGTCACTGCGGACAATGCGACTACAAATGTTGGGACGCGCTGCAGCCGGGGATGGCTGTAGTCTTTGACAGACATTAATAAAAAAAGGAGAAACAATATGAAATTAACGATTGAAATACCGGATTCAGCTCTTCGGGCAGCTGTTGAGGCTGAGGTCGGTAGGGCTATTGCCAAAGTATCAGAAGACGTGATTCAGGCTAAGCTTGATACGGTATTGGCAGCCAAATTAGGACACATACAGAAACAGATACCTGCTCAAGTTGGGGTTGCGTTGCGAGCGGCTATCAATGACTGTGTTAATGGGATTATAGGAGTCACTACAAGGGAACGACAGGTTTACATCCGTGCAATAGTCGCTGATATTGTGACTGAAACACTCAAGAATGTTAGATAAGAGGTGCGAAGTGAAAAGAATTTACAAGTATGGGGTTACCACAGCCCCTATACCGATGCCAGTGGGGGCACAGATCCTAAGTGCCGGGCTGCAGGATGGGGCCATTGAAGACCAGGTTTATGTGTGGGCAGTGGTAGATCCTACCGCCCCGCTTGAGCCACGGTGTGTCACGTACTATTTCACCAACGGCGACATACCCGAGCCGTTCACCTTCATCGGAACCCTTCAATGTAAGAATGGCTTCGTGTACCATGTCGTAGAACTTCTTAAGGAGGTTGAAGCAGCTACCAAATAACTTATAAAAACTTATAAAAACTTATTGACAGAGAGGTCTTGTATGCGTATAGTCCGGGTAACAAAAGATGAGTTTGAAACAGAAGACGGATCGGTATATCCAATAATCCCACCACTCGAGGAGGAGATGTCACTTGAAGAGTTCCAAGAGCACTACGACTACGCTTCTGCGGTTGTCAGAGGCCGCAAAAAGGCTGGGGGTGACCACTCAAACCATCCGGGATTGGGATCGGGCGGGGAAGATAAAGACCGTTAGGTCCGAAGGTAACCAACGACGAGTGCCACTGTCGGAGGTCGAGGCCCGGGTCGGAAGTGTAGCCCGTAGGACTGCACTTGTGTATGCGAGGTGTTCAACGCAGAAGCAGGCGGACAACCTTGAGAGACAGGTCGGCCGACTTCTTGAGTACGCCAGTTCAACGTACGAAAACACCGAGCTGTACAAGGACATTGGTAGTGGGTTGAATGAAAATCGGAGGCAGTTTAAAAAGTTGCTGAAGAGGCTTCCGGATCCCGACGTGTCCTGCGTGGTGGTTGAGTACAAGGATCGTCTAAGCCGTTATGGCTTTGAGACTTTTAAAGGTTACTGTGAGTCGCTGGGGGTCGAGGTCGACGTTCTTCAGACAAAGGAATCGGTTGAGTTCGAACAGGAGTTCGCTGAGGATGTGGTGGCTCTGATTGCCTCTTTTTCCGCCCGGCTCTACGGGCGACGCGGTGGGCGGAAATGCAAAGAAGCCACAAGATCCGCCTGAATCCAAATAACGCGCAAGCTACCTATTTTGCTAAGGCTTGCGGGTGCGCAAGGCTTGCTTACAACTGGGGCTTGGCGGAGTGGGTGCGGCAGTACGAAGCGGGTGGGAAGCCTTCAGCTTTTGGGCTGAAGAAGCAGTTTAATGCTATAAAGAGGCAAGAGTTCCCCTGGATCACAGAAGTCACCAAGTGCTCGCCTGAACGAGCTTTTGATGACCTGGATCGAGCGTTCAAGAATTTCTTCAGGAATGTGAAGCAAGGAAAGAAGCTTGGTTTTCCTAGATTTAAAAAGAAAGGAGTCAAAGACTCATTCTACATCCCTAACGATAAATTTTCAATCCATGAAGATTATATCAAGATACCCAAGTTGGGTATTGTTCGGATGACCGAGCCACTTAGGTTTCAGGGCAAGATCATGTCAGCAGTGGTCTCAAAGGGTGCAACCGGTTGGTTCGCTTCAATCGCAGTCAACATAACTGATGGGGAAGAGTGTAGCGATAACCAAGTACATTCTTCTATTGGTGTGGATCTCGGTGTCACCAAGCTGGCTACGCTGTCAAACGGGGTTGTGTTTGAGAACCCCAGAGTCACTAAAACATATGAAGTGAGGTTGCGTCGGCTCAATAAGTCCTTGGCCAGGAAAAAGAAAGGATCCAACAACAGGAAGAAGGCTAAGGAAAAGTTAACCAAGCTCCATTACAAAATCAGCTGCATCCGAAAAGATGCTACCCACAAGATGACCCATTATTTGGCTACTAACTATTCAGACATTTGTATTGAGGATCTGAATGTAGCCGGGATGGTAAGAAACCGTAAGTTGGCGAAGGTTATCTCTGACTGTTCCTTCGCAGAGATCCGACGCCAACTGGAGTATAAGGCGGTCAGAGTTCATACTGTAGGAAGATTTTTTCCGAGCACGAAGCTTTGTATGAACTGTGGGCAGCTGCACGAAATGCCACTGAGCAATCGTACGTTCAGTTGCGACTGTGGGACCCCTGACATGGATCGGGACCTCCACGCGGCTAAGACAATAGAAGTAGAAGGATTGAGAGCTTATACCGAGGGGTTCTCGGGATTTCAAGCCTGTGGAGATAGCAGCTCTGGCACAAACTTATCTGTGTGAAACTGCCGTCGGCGAAGCAGGAAATCTACATTAATTTTAGAGGGGCGAAAGGACCCCTTTCTAACTTTTTATAAGTTAGATAAACCAGGAGTCAATTTGAATAACTTGTGGTCACCGCACCCACCGCAGGCATACACCGTTATGGTAGACGGGGTGCCGGCGGGATTAGGGGCAAGAGAAGAGTTTGTCGGCAGGCCAGGATTGTGGAATATGTTCTGGCTACACTCCACTAAGGTCGATACCTTGCTGAACTGGGAGCTTCCGCCGGAGCAGGCGATTGCGGACACGGTTGTGCTGCACCACTGCATCGACTCAGTCAATTACACTTGTCAAGGTATGTCGTTTGAGTCCCTGTGTGAAGTGCTGCCGGCTGAAGACCTGATATCCAGGGTCATGGAAAAAGGCTGTCACCCACCGATCCGGGAGTTCTGGGACGAAACTGCTGCTGGGTGGTACCAGTTTGTCACCGACAGGCTTAAGACATATAAATCTTTGGACAAGAAGAAAGGTGTGGTAGTGCAGGGAAGATTCCCCTTGCATAATAAACAGTAGTAGGTTAAACAGTTAGGTTCGCTAGAATCAGCACTCCACGGAGTGCTGATTCTATTTATTACCTAACTTCTATAAGCAGGAAATAACGATGAAACTTAGCTCCTGGAGAAAGGACAATAGCATTACCCAGAAACAGGTAGCCGCGGTGATAGGGGTTGATACTACCATGATCAGCAAGTATGAACGGGCACTGGCTAAGCCCACCCTATACCATTTGGCGCTAATCCACAAGCTTACTAATAACCAGGTAACCGTAGAGGACTTCCTATATGCAGACGAAAAAGCCGCCGTTGCCGAAAATAACTGTCGCCCATCCGAGAATCCCGTATCGAGTGGTACCTGCAGTGCCTGTTCGCGACGGGGACCAAGTCTGCATAGTTGAACTGACCGGTGGCTTTTTCCGGGTGCTGCATATCGGCTCAGGCATAACCCTTACAGACACCAACACACTCAAAGCCGCGAAGACATATACCAACGTGATCGGGAACAAGTGCAAACACAACACACGGTTCAGAGAGCAGTTCGAGAAGGTGTCCTGGGAGAAGTTCTGCCGGCACCAGAATGGCAGGTCCGAGCCTGATTGTGAGTGGCTGTTCCGAGTGCTTGACTCCCACAGTTCCGTGGAGGGGCATGTGCCAAAAGCTGTCACTAAACACGAACGATATCTATATCCTCCGGAGCCGCTCATATGATTCAGTTTTCTGTTATAACAAAAGACAGCGGCATCCTTACCAAGCGGTACAGCCTCGTTGACGGGGAGCTGACCAAAGACAGTAGCCAATGTTTCCTCGACCGTGGCAAAGTCGAGACAATCAATATCGACTTTAAGAACCTCCCCGGCGTAATTGACAAACTGGACCACACCCAGGCGATAGTCCACGGAGTGGCCATTGAAGCCTTGATCAGGCCGGTGCCGATAGTGTCGCGGCAACTGCTGCCGGCAAATCCAGGGGCGATAACCCGAACACTCGATAAGTTCTTCTGGCCGGAAGACGGCATCATGATGTTTGATTACGACCCGCCCCCGGGAGCAACCCCGCTTACCAAAAAAGAACTGATAGAGGCTCTCAGGTCGCTTGATCCACAATTGGCCACCGCAGCCATGGTATGGCGCCCCTCCGCCTCCTCCAATATTGTCGGGGACGACAATACGGTCTACGCCGGCCTTAGGAACCAGCGGATCTATGTACAGTATAAGAACCCTGGAAACATGGAGGAGTTCGTCAAAAATCTCTTCATGTCTGCCTGGGAAAAAGAGCTGGGTTATATCTTCATCACCGCAGCCGGAATCCCGCTTGAACGGACGATCTTTGATATGGCGGTGTTCAGCCCCGAGCGCCTTGACTTCGCCGCCGGCGGCGTGTGTGGAAAGGGGCTCAAAAAGCAGGTCATATTTTCTCAATTCATCTCCGGCAAGGTAGTAGATCTCGATCTCATTGCCGAGCCACAAGACGTCTACCGGCATGAGATGAACGTGTCCGTGGCCAAGCGGGCGGTTGAAGGCCAGATCGCAGAGAAGCGGGCGGAGTACATAGCTGAGCAGGCCACAAGGATAGCCCAGCGCCAGGGTATCACCAAAGCCAAGGCCCGGGTTGTGGTCGAGTCCAGGATGGACAACAAGTTGCTCCCTGACGATGTGGTCTATACCGATGATATGGAGCCGATTACGGTCAGGAACATTCTCTTGAGCCCTGATGACTATAACGGCATGGTTGTCCGGGATCCACTCGAACCTGAGTACGGTAAGAGTAAGGCCAAGATCTTTGTTGATGATGACGGTGTCTGCATTCATTCGTTTGCTCACGGGAAGCAGATTTACCGGGTAAAGTTCGATATCGATTACGTCCTGGCCAAATTGATGGACACGGCAACGGAGGATCTTGAGGCTGTCTGGCAGGGACATTATAACAATCTTGAAGCGACCCCTACAGGCAGGGACAAGCTGGCAAAGTATATTTCAAAGGAGGTTGGGGTATCAAAAACAGCGGTCGTCAAGGAAATGGCGGAGCTGGACAAGAAGAACCAGGAGAGGAAGAAAGCTGCCGCCCTCACCCATAATGAGATGGCCATGGGCGTCATCGCCGCCCTGGGCGACAACGTCATCGCTACAGAGGGCTCCATCTACTCTTTTGACAAGAATAGGTGGGTAAAGCGACAACCAAACGTAGCGATGGACAAGGTGATAACCTTGTATGATGGCTGCGAGCAATGCAGGACGGTGGCCCAATATAAAGCGATCACCGGACATGTTATTGATCTGCTCGATAAGCCGTTGTTCTTCTCGGAGCTTACTCCGGTGGTGGCCACCAAGGACGGGTACTGGCAATTGGACGCCGCCAACGCGGTCATAAAGAAGGTCCCGGTCGACCGCGCCCTCCGGGTCCGGTTTGTCTTCCCGTTTGAATCTTCTGCGCAACCGCAAATGCCGAAGTTGTTTATGACTTTTTTGGAGTGGGCTTTTGAGAGGGATCTAAACCAGATCCAGCTCATGCAGGAGGCCATGGGTGCCGTGTTTCTGGGGGTACTTACCAGGCAGTGGCAGAAGGCTATATTGTTTAGGGGCACAGGCCAGAACGGCAAAGGCACTATGCTTGACATTATCTCCGGCATTATGCCTAAGGAGTTTATCTCCGCGGTGTCACCGGAGAAGTTTTATGACGACAATCATAAAATCATGCTGGCCGGCAAGCTTTTGAATATCTGTCCGGAGTTGGAAAAGGGTAAGCCGTTGCCGTCGGCGGCCTTCAAGACAATAATAGATGCAGGGACTATTACCGCCCGGGCCGTGTACGAACGGGCCGTATCCTTTGATTCCACTGCCGCCCACCTGTTCTCCACGAACCATCGATTGATCCTAAACGATGACTCCAAGGGTATGAAGCGGAGGTGGCTGTTTTTCTCTTTTGATAATACAATCCCGGATGAACAGAAGGTGCCTGGTCTGGCACAGACGATTGTCCGGCAGGAAGCGGCGGATATATTCCACTGGGCCATGGAGGGCGCCTGCAGGTTATATAGGAACAATGTCTTCACAGCCACGGCCTCAAATACCAGAGTGTCTGAGCAAACGTTTATCGGTCAGAACCCGTTGGCCGATTTCCTGGTGGATACAGATGTGATCGAGTTGTTGGATGCGGCCTCGCCGGGGCTGACCCCTGAGGCGGCAAAGAAGTATTTTACCTTGAGCAAACCTCTGTACAAGGCGTACCGTAGCTGGTTTGCCGAGAACGCCCCAAGTAAGCGGCCCGGGGATGCAATGGATTACAATGTCTTCTGCTGCGCGATGGAGGAGAAATACGGGGCGCAGACTCGTCAGGACAATAAACGAGGGTGGAAGGGGATAAAGTTGTTAAACGGAGGAGCAGGTATATGACTGATGTGTTTGAAATTATTAATAAAGAATTTATCTTTCCTTTTGAGCCCTATGCGTATCAGCGTAAGGCTTTGAATACGGCCGTGACGTTTCGCAATCTACTGCTGCCGCTGAAGGTGGGTCGAGGCAAAACGCCCATGGCCACCTGGCGCCTGCTCTTTGACGCCCTCGCCCACGACGTCAACCAGGGCGTCGTCATCGTGCCGCCGTCCCTGGTGGTGCAGTGGCAGCGTTGGCTGCAACGTATCCGGCATGTAACTGGTGGAGGGCTGGATGTCCTTGCCTATTATGGAACACCCGGCCAGCGAGCAACCATGGATCTGGTCAACCCGGACGTTATTGTCATGTCCCGAAACATATTTGTCAAGGATTTCAAGAGAATAAGTAATGAGTTGGGCAGCAAGAATAACATCCACGTTGTTTACGATGAGGCCCAGGAGGGCCTTAGAAACATCAGCAACAAGATCTGGCGCTACTACCACCAGTTCACTTCTAATAAACGGACGACCCTTCTGAGCGGCACTCCGGTCGACCGCCCGGCCGACGTCTATGCTATTTGTAAGCTCCTCGACCCCACGATCTACCCCACCAAGCGCAAGTTTGAAAACCTGCATGTGGGTAACGTCGACTTCTTCGGCAAGGTAACGGAGTGGAAGGGGGAGGAGTTGATGCGGGAAAACCTCTACAAGAACGCCGTGCTGATTCCGGACAGCGAGCTGGCGGAACTACCAGGGCTGGTTATTCAGGATGTTCCGTATGAACTGGGCGCCAGACACCGAAAGCTTTACGATGAGTTCGTAAGCGAGCAGTTGCTTACGACTGACTCCGGACAGGTGCTGGACGGCACGGAAACAAATAGGATGTTTCACGCCTTGCAGAGGTTTGTCACCTGTCCTGATAGGATGGACTTCCGTAGTATCCAGGCGGTACTGCACGAGATCCTCTGGGACCTCTACAACGAGGACGAGGGCAAACTCATCATCGCGGCCTACTATAGGGACACCAACCAGGGGATTCTGGAGTTCTTTCAAGGCAGGGGGGTGTACGCCGTCGGCTGTTGGGGCGACCACACCCGGGAAGAGCAGAGGCGCAACCTGGACGACTTCATGGGTAACGACGCCTGCCAGGTGCTGGTCGGTAATTGGGGGTCATTCGGGGTAGGTACGGATGGTCTGCAACAGGTCTGTTCTCGAATGGTCCTTGCTGAATTGCCACTTACGCCCAGCAGGTTTGAGCAGCTCACTGGTCGTCTTGATCGTACCGGTCAGGTGAATAAGTGTATAGTCAAATGCCTGATCGCGATCGACACTATCCAGGAGACTTTGTTTACTGCCCTGTTGGGCAAGGACGACCTGTTGCAGAAGATCACGATGCAGCATACATCAATGCGGGATTTGTTGAAAAGAAGCAAATAACGCTTGATAAGTAAAGCTACATAAGTTATGATTCTTATCAACCAATAACAAGGAGGTGCCCAACCAGAAAAGTAATTGTCTATGTCAACTAAACTGTCAACCAACGCTGTAAATTAAAATCAAGAATGAGGTATTACCATGGGTTTAGGAAAGAAAACTGCTGACTCTGCCGTTGCTGCTACTGCCAAGAAAGTTGTCGAGGTCGCTGAGGTTGTAAAAGGCGAAGACGTTGCTGAGGTCGCTGCCCCGGTCGAGGTCGCTGAGGTTGTAAAAGGCGAGGACGTTGCCGAGGTCGCCGCCCCGGTCGAGGAGAAGGCGGTAGCGGTGAAGAAACAGGCAGCTCCGCCTGCGGTTAAAAATGCTTTTGTTGGCGTGGCGCTCTCTGGCTTTAAGAACGCGATCCCTGCTCTGGACTTTGGCACGCTGCCACGCTTCAAGGCGTCCCCTGCCGGCATCAAGGGTGACGAGGGCTCTCTCGGGCAGTGGTGCGAGGCTACGATCGTGTCCTATAACGACCAGTTTGCCGTGGCTCCAAATGAGGACGGCGCCCCCAAGGAGTTGTGCAAGTTTTCCGGGGACGGGGTTAACCTCTCGGACGGCTCCGGCACTGTCGCTGACCACCTGGCCATGCTGAAGGAAGAGGGCTACGGCAAGGCTGCCTGCAAGAGGTACAACGATCTGATCGTTATCCTTGACGATGCCGAGAAGGAGCACGACGAGATCGGGAACATGGTCACGTTCTCGCTGTCGCCCATGTCCGTGAAGGCGTTCGAGCGGTACCAACTGCAGACCACCGTCAAGATCGGTATGAGAACGATGACTGAGGAGGCTGCCCAGAAGATCCGGATCACCGCCAAGGACAAGTCGTTTAGCGGCAAGGACTTCAAGTGTTTTGACTTCAGTACTGTTGTCGTTAAATAAGGCTGTGTAGTTTGTGAGGATAAAAGCCCTGGTGAAGTGATTTACCAGGGCTTTTGTTTATTGGAGGAGATGAAAGTAGTATCTGGCAACCGGTACTACATGAAAAGGAGCGGAACATGAGTAAAAAACAAATTGATAAAATGGTTGATCGTTTCCTGTGCTGGCCTTTGCCTAAAGATTTTGCACCTGACGGAAGAATCTTTTTTGACCCTTCTCCAGACGCGGCTGGATATGACCCTACGTGGCCTGTCGGCACGAATCTTCTGACAGCGGTGCAGGCCCGACAGATGTTTGAATATGCTCTTAACGGCGAGAGAGAAGGCAACATTGTAACCTGCGTCTACTGTGGTCACGAGTACCCAGATGGAACACCCACAGCAAAGCATGAGCTACTTACTGCCCATATCAAGGAGTGTGAAAAGCACCCGATGAGAAGTGCGGAACAGAAGATAGCGAAACTTCGCTCGGCGCTAATTGGACTAATAGGAGCTGAAAAGCCAGAAGAACTTAACCAAATGGAGTTTATCATTCGGTCAACACCAGCCCCTGAGTTTGACAAAATTGCGGCCATAAATGCCATCGATATATTAAGGGCAACGGCCTGATCCCACTACAAAGGAAAGTGCCATGAAAACATTGCAAGAATTGTTGGAAATGAAAGTGCAAAGCGAAGGAATAAATGGATCTGTTGAAATTACTCCAGACTTCAGAGTAGCGGTCCAAGGAATTCATGAATACGGCGTTCATATTATCGTTCATCCTATGGGACACAACGGTGACACGTTGGATTTTATAGTCAAAGGCAACACCATTACACCAGCATGAAAAGGAGCAAATATGTGTGATTGCAAAAAAGAAATGGAAGCAAAATTACTCGAAACTGTGCAAGCACAAAGGCCGGAAGCGCAACAATTGAAGGTTGAGTTAGATGGCTACGGATTCATGCTTACCGGAAACGAATTAAGCCACCGACCAGTAATGCCAATTAAAATTGAGTACATGCATATTCTCAAAAACGGCAACGTAAAAAAGAAAAAAGAAACAATCAGTTTCGCGCTGAAGCACTGTCCATTTTGCGGTGAAGAAGTGGTCAGGACAGCTGCCTGATTCCACGCCACAATCAACCCTAAGGAGATTAAGAATGAAGAAACTTTTTGGTTTTATCTTGATTGCTGTTGTTCTCACATCAGTTGGATGCTCGACCGACGCAGAGCTTGCATCTTACAACTTGTCAAAAGATGCAGACATGTTTCAAATCAACCGTAGAGTAGTGTTCTTTAATGGGATCACCGACACGTACATGCTCACTATTGAGGGGCTGTGCTCAATCACTGACCAGACAACGCAACTTGAAGTAACCTGCAAAACAAGCCCCCAAAGCTACAAAAAACACTTTCTCGGTCTTTCTGACAATGTCACTTATTTTGTTGAACAGCTCGAACCAGCCAGTGTCAGCTCGTACCACTATAAAGTTATTTTCAAACCGCAGTCAATCATCCCTGATGTTGATTTAAGCGCAGGCAAGTGAGAAGCGCTGAATACTAACCAACCAAAGGAGCATACATGAAACTTGTAATAGACCTCAACTCCATCGTCACCAGTTCTCTGCTGGTGGGCAAGGATCCGGATGGCTTTCGTGAGGAAAATCAGCAAATTAACACTGCCGAATATGGATACTCGAATTTTCTCAACACCTACCGCAAGACATTGGACGCGCTCGGGCTTACGCCTATGGCTACCGTAGGGGTCTACGACGACGTCGACTCGCGGAAGCGGCGCCAGGCCATATACCCGGCCTACAAGGAACACCGAGTCAAGAGGCCGGCGGTGTACTATGAGGAGTTCAATAAGTGCATGGACGCGGTCAAGTTGTTCTTGCGGGAACTCGGCGGTATCTGCCTAACAGCAAAAAGGACTGAAGCCGACGACACCATCGCCTTCATCGCCTCCAAGCTGGACAGCTGCATCATCTGGTCTAAGGACAAGGACTTGATCTCGATCGGCGCCCCGGTCTGGATGGACGGCGAGCTTATTGCCGGCAGCGACTGCGGCTCGCGGTTCTTGCCAGAGATGCCTCGGAAGTATATCAGGCTGTATCGTTCGCTCGTTTCTGATACGGGCGACTTCGGCCCCGGGATGGGCGCTGTCGGCTTCGGGGAGGGGGTGTTTCTGAAGATGTGGCTGCAGTTTGGAGAGGAAGGCCTCGACGACCTCACCAGTCTGATCGAGGATAAGAAGCTGCATTTGCTCCAGGGTGACGTCTCCGACTTCAAACCGTTCCAGAAGATCATCGATTCCGCCGATACCGTTTATACTACCTGGGCGCTGGCTGGTTGGTTGCCGATCAAATTGCACTGGTTAAAGTGGGAGCCAGGCTTTGCCCATGACCGCACTTGTAAGAGCTACGACGAGGCTTTTGACGAGTTCTACCAGAATTGTATTCTGGTAACCGCCGGGAATTTGAAGGAGGCCAAAGACTTTATCGCCGAGCATCTGCCGGTAACGCGCTTTGTTCCGATCGATTGCGAGACCGACGTCCCGGAGGAATCTAAGGCGTGGCTGCAGACGATTTATGAGAACCTTGGCAAGCAGAAGGCCCCGATCCAGATCGACGTCCACGAGTCAAAACTGGTCGGTATGTCTCTCACCGTCGGCAACAACCTCCAGCACACCTTCTACTTTTCTATCGACCACGCGGACACGGACAACATCACCACCGAACAGGCCCGCGATCTTATGCTCAGTATTGATCAACCCAAGATAGCCCACAACGCCTCTGGTTTCGAGATCCCGGTATTTTACTTGGACTGGAACACCTGGGTGCCGGATATCTACTGCAGCCAGATCGCCGCCGGCTACGTCGACGAGAACGAGACGAAGGGGTTGAAATCATTATCTTCCAGATACTATCGGTATAAGCAGGTCGCCTATAAGGATGTGGTCAGCATCGTTGAAAAAGACGCTGAAGGCAACGAGACTGTCCGGATGCGAGGTATGCGGGAGCTTACCGGGGCAGAGACCACTGCTTATGGCTGCGACGACACTATTATGGGCGGCCACCTGTTCAATTTCTTCGAATTGGTGATGGACGTCGAGGAGACCTTTGCGGCCTACGTGGCGGTTGAGTCCGACGCCATGTACATGACCGCCCTCTCTTTTGTGGAAGGCACCAACTGCAACCTGGATAAGCTGGCACAACTCCAACAGGAAGATCGGGAAGCCGCGGAAGAGGCTCAGAAAAAGATCGACGCGTACCTCATTCAGATGGGCTGGCCGGGAGCAGTGTTTGAGCCACTGGTTGATGTTTCCGTTGCTGAGATCAAACGGGGCTATAAGCTGCTGACCTACGGGGTGCCGCTGAAGACCAGGTTTCGTAAGCTCGACAAGATCGTAGCAGCCATCTTGGTTGAGGCCGGAGAACTGGAAGCCGGCGTCGGCAAGCTGCTGGAACAGTATGCCGCTTTGGTTGAGGCGGAGGACGTCGGTGGCATGAACCAACTCCTGGTCGACAACTTTGTCCCCAGGGTGGAGTTTAGCGCCAACTCTTCTCTGCAGAAACGAAAACTTCTGTATGAGGTGATGAACCTACCTATCCGGTACTACAATCAAGTGACGGATACCATGCGTGAGGCTGGCCGGACTCAGGGTGACCCGTCTACGGATGAAGATGTGCTGAAGTGGGCCAAGAAGGACGCCACCAAAGAAGAGGGTGAGGTCATTGACGCCATCATGCGGGTGATCAACTATAAGACCAGGGAGGGGCTGTTTTACAGCTCGTATCCTCTTCTTGTCCATTGGAAGACCGGCAAGATCCACCCTTCGCTCAAGCAGTCGTCCACGACATCTCGCCGGTTCGCTCCGAGTGGCCCGAACGTCAATCAGCAACCAAAACGCTCGGAGGAGGGTAAGAAAATCAGAGGCTGCATCGAACCTCACCACGAAGACGCTGTGATCGTGGCCCCGGACTTCTCCGGCCAGGAGCTGAGGGTCGGCGCCCATGAAACCCAGGACCCGGCATCCCTTGCCTGCTACGTCGGCGACAACCTCAAAGACCTGCACACCATCACCGCCTTTGCCATCAGTCAGAAGCAGAAGAATGAGTTTGACACCTACGATGACTTGGCGGCTGCCTTAGATGATAAAGAGCATCCTCTATATAAGAAGGCCAAGGAGTATCGCGGCGTCAAGGCCAAGCCGACCAACTTCCTGTCCCAGTATGTGTCGATCGGCGGCGGTGCCTGGATGCTGGGCAAGAAGCTGCAGATCCCGGAAGAAGAGGCGCAAGGGTTCCTGGATGCCAAGTCCGAGGCCTTCCCGGGGATTGATCGGTGGAAGCAGGAGTACGGGGAACAGATCCAGCGACAGGGCTACTCAGAGACTTTTCTGGGCGCCAAGAAGCATATTGTCCCACTGCTGCGGACGCAAGACCACCAGCATATCATCCGCTCGGCGTTGAACTTCCGCATCCAGTCGTCGTCGGCTGAGATGACGAAGCTGGTGATGGGTGCGATCTGGCGATCGGGGTTGATGTTTCGCTATGACGCGAGGTTTATTTTTCCTTATCACGATGAGTTGGTATTTAGTGTGGCGAAGAAGGACTTAGCCGCTTTCTCCGCTGAATTAAAGCCAATCATGACCCAGCAATATGCAGATATGTCTGTGCCTATTGTATCCTCTTTTGCTGTCGGTCTCAACTTCGCAGATCTTGATGAGATTGAGTGGGAGGGGTGTGAGGCGTGGTTAGCAAAAGATAGCTGGAAGCAGTGCAATGAGATACCACATTAGCGTAACTGTACCGCCGGCTACATTGGCATAGGCACCCAGTGACTGCTGGGTGTTTGTGATAAATATGAAAGTAGTATCGGGCAACAATGCTGCGCCAAAAAGGATTTGATATGCCGACCACAGAACAGAAGTTTGAATTCAGGAAAGGTCAAAAGCTACACCTTGATGACATCTACGACATACAAGGCCTGGCTGAGGGAGATTGGTGGGAAGTTGATTATACTGACCCTGGAAACAATGGAGACGAGAACGGGGATTTTATCGTCATAACGAAGTCGATAGATATCACGATACGAGCCAAGACGTTTGACTGATTCCACGCCACAATCAGGCACCCAATATCACACAAGAAGAGCCATAAGGACACTAAATTTCTAGGCTGGTAATAAAAGGCCTATGAGCACGACAGCCAAGAATGAAGCAAAACGACTCGCCAGGGAGCTATACAGAAAAGGCATAATCCCAAGCCTTGAGAAGCAGGAGATGGCAGAGACGTTAATTGAGAATACTTTGAACCTCTATGGTGGAGTTATCAGAATGGATGAAGAAAAGAAAGCGAGGTACAAGGCATGAAAGACACGGAAGAATCAACCTCGTTCCTCCTCAGAAATGTTGATCGGGATCTGTGGGGAAAGGTGAAACACAAGGCTTACGAGCAGGGACTCTCTGTTCGTGAGTACATTATTGGCCTCTTAAAAAAGGATACAGCGGCATGGCGGGACAAAGTGGCGACGGAAAAATAGCGGAGGGGCTTTTTACAAAGCACCTCAAGGAGCTGATGAAAGACCCGCTCTGGTGGGGGCACCGATTCCCTGATGCCGGCGTCTGTATGGGCCGGGTACCTGCCCAGCCCGCCGATTACGAAGTGATGTATGACGGCTCGGCGATGATGCTGTTGGAGTGTAAGGAGAGCAAGAGCGAGACCAGAGTGCCGGCATCCCGCTTCACCCAGACGCCGAAGATGACCAGGTTTGTTATGGCGGGGGGGTTGGCGGGGTTCTGTATCTACTTCCGTTACGCTAAGGCACCCTACTGGATCTTTGTTTCGCTCGAGGATGCCAAGAAGGTCGACAAGAGCCTAAAAGTTACCGACGAGTATAAGAGGTATTCGGACATCAAAGACCTGATGCTGGACGTCAGAAAGGAGTTGGAAGGATGAATGATGCTATTATAACTGATTACCTAGAGTCTTTGGATAGAGAAGGCGGAAAAGGCACAGTCAACACCAAGCCATCAAACCCGAAAGACGCGATTGGTATAAAGAAGCCACCTCAGTCTGTGCTGCCCCAAAATGTTATGGCCGAGGTAGGTGTGGCCATGCTTGAAGGGGCCCTCAAATATGGCAGGCACAATTTTAGAGTTATCGGAGTTAGGGGCTCGGTCTATTACGACGCCGCCCGCCGGCACATTGACTCCTGGTGGGAGGGAGAGGACATCGACCCGGACTCGGAGTTGAACCACATCACCAAAGCCATCACCTCCCTTGTTGTCCTCCGCGACGCCATGCTCAACGACAAATGGACGGACGACCGCCCACCAAAGAGCGACGTCGCCGGGCACCGGGAGAGGATGGAGACTGCGGTCAGGCGGTTGTTTGAGAAGTACCCCGAGGCCAAGGAAGCGTATACGGAGTTGGGGGAGAGTCTGATAAGGCCGTGGATAGTGGAAGCAGATGTAGACACCAGAATTTAGGACCCAATCAAAGGAGCAAGTAAATGATAAATGAAGAGTGCTGCTGCGTGAGGGCAGCAACGATCGACTCGGCCTGGCGGGAGGTAATGTGGCTGTGTGTCAAGAACGGCTATGATTTCCTGGTAAAGGGTGGGTCCTATGTCGGTCAGATCCGCAAGCAGCTGGAGGGGGTAAAGATCGTCATTGACCAACCGGGGACCCGCCCGCTTGCACCGATTTTGCCGCCTGGGGTGCCACCACCCACAAGCGACGAGAAGATCGAGGCCTACTTCCTGCGCTACATCGTTGGATCGGAAAAGAGCGACAACGAGGTCTACACTTACGGCGAATTCATTTCCAAGCAGTTGGTCAGAATTGTGGAGTTGCTTGTATCGTCGAACGGCAATACCAACCAAGCGACGATCTGCATCGGTAACATTGAGACCACCTTTCTTGATGACCCTCCTTGTCTCCGATCTATATCATTCAAGGTGGTGAACGGGCGGTTGAATATGACCGTGTATTTCCGGTCCTGGGATCTGTACGCCGGCTTGCCTGAGAACCTCGGCGGCCTGCAGAGATTGAAAGAGATCGTGCTCGCGTACTTGCAAGCCGCTGAGATGCAGGTCGAAGACGGCAAGATCGTCGCGTTCTCGGATGGGCTCCACCTGTATGACCAGTATTTCCAGATCGTCGACACCTTGAACGTGGACAAGGTCCAGGTCGGTGCCCAAGCGTTGAGGGATAAAGCAATGTGGTTGACTGAGAAGGGCATTTAACAACACATTTTAAAGGAGCGTACCATGAAATTTACCGAAGCAGAAGTAAAAGAGTTGTTTGCCAAGCACACCACCTTGAAGGTTACTTTTGAGAAGAAAGACAAGTCCTTGCGGGAAATGGTCTGTACCAGGGACTTAGGGCTTGTCCCGGACGAACACCACCCCAAGAGCGACAAAGTCAAAGTCACCCCGCCGGGGCTTCTGAATGTTTACGAGATCGGCGTCGGCTGGCGGTCGTTTCATTGTGAGTCCGTCCAGGAGGTGGAGGCGGTATGTGGCGATACCGTGTGAAGCTGGCAGCTTGGTGGGCCGGTCCGCATATAGCCGTCTTGGGTTTTCTCTTGTCGAGCTTGGCGGGAATGCTGACCACATACCAAATGATTCTCTGTCAGCTCGGTGTGGCACTCTGTCTGCTGGTGACTCTCCGTATCTGGGGGAAGCCGAAAAGGCCGGAAACTGTGTGGTGGGTAATAAGTCAGGGCACTTTCAGCTCAGTAACACTTAGCTCGGTGTGGTTCGACGACAAGGAAGAAGCTGAAATATATAGAACCAAGCTGGCAGCCAGAGCGCCGTATCTGCAGTTTTATCTAAAGGAGGAGATCAAGCAGTGAGCAAATGCACCAACCAACAGCTCACAGTGCTCGCGGCCGTTTCCGGGTGTTTGGCAGTGATGTCAATACCCGGAACGGTGTCGCGGGTTGACTGGAGAAAATTTATCGAGGACACCAAGGAGGTCGTGGACGACACCATCGCCGTATGGGAGGCCACGGGCGACGACATCAATAATTTCAAACGCCATATCCAGCCGGCGATTTTGAAATGGCACGACTTTTTAGAGGGCCAGCAGCGGATACGGTTGACACCTGTCAACTTGGCATGCATGTGTGCCAGAGTAGTTCAAGATCAATTGGACCGGGGATCCGACCGCCGCAAGAAATACCTGCTGGAGGAAATTGCCAAACGGATTGAAACGATCCACAACTACTTCGACCCTGAGGGCAGAAACTTTGTCGCTTACGACGAGTCAGGGGTGTTGATGGATTTTCTTTATGAACTTATTGGGTGGGAATTCGATTGGAGGAAATGACCGTGGGCAAATTTATTAACCTAATCGGGGAGCAATACGGGAAACTAACTGTGTTAAGTCAGCTACCTAACAAAGGTAAACACACCATATGGTCTTGTAAGTGCTCCTGCGGCAATGTAGCTGCCGTGGCATCTACCCACTTAAGATCAGGTCACACACAGTCTTGTGGCTGCCACCGTGAGGAAGTGCGGGTATCAAGTAACACAACCCACGGAGTGTCAGACTCCCCAATATACCCTATTTGGTTGTTAATACTAAGACGGTGCTATTCTGAGAAAGATAGGCTGTACGCCCGATATGGTGGCAGAGGCATTAAGGTTTGGGATAAGTGGCTGGATAATCCTGCTGAGTTTGTCTCTTGGTGTCAGAATAACGGGTGGGTGAAAGGACTGGACATTGATCGAGAAGATAACAACGGGGACTACACACCAGATAACTGTAGGTTTGTGACCAGGTTGGTGAATAACCATAACAGAGAGTATGGCAGTAAAACTAGAAACTCTAAAACTGGGATTGCCGGCGTATCGCCCAGTGGTACTGGATTCCGAGCTTACATCGGCTCCAGAGTTTTTAGTGGAGCCCCGGAAGGTGCACCGGGTAGGCAGATAAATTTAGGTGTTTTTAGCACTGTAGAAGCTGCACTTAAAAGTCGAAACAATTTTATTACAGAGCATAGTTTGCCTAATAGAATTCAGGAGGTAATATGATAAAGGCAATCAACGACATACATCTTGATGTCAATCGAGTAGGCGGCACGACGGAGACATCGAGGGAGGCCTTGCAGCTCTACGCTGTCAATCAGTTCAAGAACCTCCTTGCCCGCAGCAAGGACGCGGACCACCTGCTCATCCTCGGGGACCTTTTCAACAAGGCCAAGGTAGAAGAGTGGGTGTTTCTTGAGGTGTACAAGGCCCTGGTGAGTTTTATGGCCGACGCTCCAAATTGCGTCCTGATCCTGGTTAGAGGCAACCATGATTCACGTAGTAAGGACAGGCAGAACCTCTGCTCCCTTGAGCTACTCGCCAACATCAGCCAGGGCAACGTCGTGTTCGTCTTCGACGCCCCCTACCTGTTCGAGGACGACGGCAAGGTCCACTACGTAATCCCGCATATGTTCAACCAGGAGCAGTTCGACGCAGCCGTAAGCGCGGTCACGGACGAGGTCGACTTCCTGTACCTACATAGCAATGTTGATAATCCTTTTGCGGTAGGGGATCACAGTATCAATATCTCGAAGGACCAGGTCAAGACCTTGCACGACAAGGGCGTCACGGTCATCTGCGGCCATGAGCACCAGCGCCGCCGACCGTTCCCGAACGTGCATGTGATTGGTAATCAGTTCCCGACAAGTATCTCAGACTGCAAAGGCAACGACGAGAAGTTCCTGCTGAGAATTGAGAACGGGCAGATCGTTAAAGAGCGGACTTGGACCGCCGCCGGCAACTATTACGACGTGCCAGTAGAACTGTTGGACACCGTCCCGGACACAGCCCAGTTCGTCCGGGTCCACGGCGAGGTCGCAAAAGCGGATTTTGCCAAGGTCATTCAGGAGGTCGACAAGTTCCGCCGGAAGTCGTCGGCGTTTGTCGTCAGCAACGCCGTCTCGGTCGTGGTCGAGGGCAAAGTCCTGCAGGCGGAGGAGGTCACCAACATCAATGTGGTTGAGTTGCTGATCCAGGCCGTACCGGAGAAGTACCGGGAAAAGTGCTGTCTATTGTTGGCATAACAAATTAAAGGAGCAAACAGATGCCAACAATAGACAGCATTACCCTGACAAATTTTGGGATTCACAGAAAACGATTTTTCCAATTCGGCCCCGGATTTAACGTCATCCGCGGCGCCAACGAGGCTGGCAAGACCACCATCCTGGAAGCGATCGCCATTGCCTTCTTTGGCAGCAGCGCCCTCCGGGGCGGCTGGGAGGATGTGGTCACGGAAGGCGAGAAGGTCGGCAGCCTGGCCACCAACCTGCGCTATGGCCAGTACACTGTTCATCGATCCAAGGCATCTGCTTCCGTTGTCAGCGACGACGGCAAGGTCGAGGTCTCTGGCCACGGCGACGTCACGGACTTTTTCCTGCGCCACTTCGGCATCGAGAAGGGCACAGAGCGAAACGTCATGATTGCCCAGCAGGGCAAGATCCAGGGGATACTGGAGTCCGGCAACGCGGACGCTACCAAGTTCATTGAGAACCTCGCCAACTTTGACCAGATCGATCAGCTGGTCGAGCGGATGAAGGCCAAGTACCCAGTCATTGACCAACAGGCCCTGAATCAACAGATTGCAGCCCTCGAGGAAAAATTGACTGCGAAGGAAGCGGAAGAGCTGCCGGATCTGGCTGCTGACCAGAAAAGCCTGAAAGAGTGGGAGGTAAGAGTCGACGCCGCAAAGAACAAAGTCGCTGCTGCGGTCGACGTCCTGGCTCAGCAGAACACAGAGCTGGAAACTCTGCGGAGCCAAAAGCGGGAGTTCGACAGCGCGGTCAAGGCCGTAGCCGACCAGGAGCAAGCCGTAAGTGATTTGCAGGGTAGCCAGAAGAAGATAGCCGATCAGGTCAAAATTCTGGAGACGGAGATTAATTGCTCCAAGAGTCGGCTGGATGGCGCCCGGGCGTTCCTTGCCGATCTGGAGAAAAAGCAGACAGCCTACCACGATTACCGGCGGGTTGTCGACTTCGTCGGCTGCGACGATACGTGGGATGAAAGCCTGGAGGACCTCCACAAAGAACTGGAGGGTACAAGGAAAGCGGCAGTAGTGCTGCAGGCGGAACTAAAGGCCAGTGAGAAGAAGGCGGCTACGCTTGAGGCCTCGCCGATAATAGACAAGCAAGTGGAGGCTCTGCAGGCAAAAGCAGCGGACATCTCCAAACAGAAGGCAGTGCTGAAAGCGATGACCGGAGACTCCGAGGAGGTGGCCAAGCTCAAACAAGAGATCGCTGACGTGGGCACCCGCATGGCTGTGGAGAAATCCAAGCTGATGGCCGAGACTACTTGTCCGACCTGTGGGACAGATCTCAGCGAGAAGGCTGCAGCTATCAACGACAGCGTCAACGACGAGCTGGTGCTCTTAAATGATACCAGGTTGGCCCTGGAGGCTAATCTCAAAGCTGCCTATCAAAAGCAGCGTGATGCCCGTGCGCAGCAGGAAAAAGATCTGGAGAAGGAATTCGACCGCACCCTTAAGAAGACTGAGGAGTTGATCGTTATTCTGGAGCAGGCTCGGGCGAAGGGACTCGGACAGATCAACGAGAGTATTGGTAAATTGAGGGAAACCCTTACTGAAACAGAAGAGACTGTCAGGATACTGGAAGGTATCATCACGGTCCAGGACAAGGTCGTCGCCCTGTTGGAGACTGTTACATCTACTTCTCTATGGGTGAATAAGGACGTCTACCCCTGGAGCGTATCTTGGGGCGCAGACGCTCCGGAGAAAACCAACCAGCAGCAGATCGACAAGGCCAACAACGACGTGGTCTACTGCACGGGCTTGGCCACCCAGTTGGAGGGGAAGGCCAAGGAGTTTCATAAATGCTGCGCGGAGTTGTCTGCGGCCGAGGTCAAGCTCACGGGCTTGCGGCCCCAGTCGGCCAAGCTCAAGGACCCATCCGAGCAAATTGAGGTGCTTGTAGTTTCAATATCCACTGGCAAGGTACAGTTGGTGGAGCTACAGACAAAGCTCAACGCCCAGATCGAGGGCGTGAATGCGGCTGCGACCAAACTTGCCCTCGACCAGCAGACCGTCAAGAAACACGGCGAGGACGTGGCCGGGATCAAGGGCGACATCCCGGGCGTCAGAAACCAGATACTGAAGTCCGCGGAGAACAACGCCCTGCATAGGGCGGTCGCGGAGGCCCGCACGACCGTAATCGAAGGCGTCTGGAACACGCTCTTGACCGCGGCCAACGAGTGCTTCTCTTCTATTCGCGGCACCGTTTCCGACATCACCAGGGAGGGCAAGGTCTTTAAAGTCAACGGCATTAAAACCGTCAGGCTGTCGGGGTCGACGCTGGACTCCCTCGGGTTGGCGATGCGGGCCGCGATCAGGGCGGTGTTCTGTCCGGCCACGGATTTTGTTTTGTTAGATGAAATTGCAGCAGGGATGGACGTTGAGAGAACCGCAGCGGCCATGGCCCAGGTAGCGTCCCTTGGAATTCCTCAAGTAATTCTGGTCACTCACGAAGAGGTCAGCGACGGATTGGCAGACAATATTGTGGAGGTGTGAAAGATGAAAGAAACGAGAACGTATGAACTGGAACTCGACTCATTTATGGAATACTCCAAGGTGCCGATGCCGGTCAGAATGCGGCTGGCGCTAAACGCCTTGGGCATGAAGTTTGCCGACGATGGCAGCCCGTCCGCAATTGTCAACCGTAATCCAGTGCCATTGGGCACCACCTCCTGGTGGGAAGATCCCGGGCACCCAAATAAACGATTTTATAAACAAACTTTGGAGGTGCCTGATGCCGGTGACAAATGAAATGCAGGAACTGCTCAAGTCCGCAGCCCCGCTCAAGCCGCACCACAAGGCCTACATCGAGGCCGTGAGCGTCCTCTCCGGCTCCGTCGCCTTCGGGGTTGCCGGCGCCAACCCAGACAAGGATTACGTCCTGCGTCAGAAACAATTCGACGGTATGGGCTTGGGCATGGATGTGCTCCGGTATGGCGCCGGCGAGCCCTACCGATTTGATGGTTACAGCTCCTGGTATGTGAAGTGTGAGAACGGCGAGGTTTTCAACCTGCTGGTGGCTGAAACAGAAGACGTCTACAATCAATACGTCTTTGCCACGGTATCGATAAAAGACAGGATGGCCATGGATGCGGAGTACGCCGAACGAATTAAGGACAAGGCGTTCAGAGTGTCGGAGTTCCAAAAATTTAAGAAGGAGTGTGTTGGATGAAAGAAATTCTAAGAAAAGCAGCAGAGATCAACGCCGCGAACAAGGCAGGAAAACGTAAGCTCGTTCTTGACTATATGGGAGATCCGGCCTTCAGCCGCTTTATGGAATACTGCCTGGACGAATCTCTGACGTTCAACGTCAGCAGGGTCGTAGCCACAGACCCGATCGAGGGCGACTTCTACGACCTGCTCGACGTCTTGAACGCCCAGGGGTCCGCCAGCAAGGCCCAGAAGGAACAGTTGGCAGGTCTCGGCAGCCAGTCCCCCGAACACTTGGAGGTCTTAAACAAGATCCTCCGAAAGAACCCGGATTGTGGATTCTCCGCGAAGTCACTGCACGAGATCCTGCCCGGGGAGATCCCGTATTTTGGTTATCAACGGTGCTCGACGGACGCCGAACTCGACCGCATCTTTTCAACACCGGTTGAAGGCACTAACTCTATTTATGGGATTTCAGAGCTTAAAGAAAACGGCCTCTTCATCAGGATCAAGATCCCGACCGGCGGCAAGCCGATATTTGAATCCAGGAACGGCAAGGTGTTCGACTTCGGCGGCTACTTCGACGAGAACTTCCTCGCCCTCGACCCGGGCGTCGTTAACGTCGACGGCGTGGACGAGGACACGTTCGCCTCCGGAATCGTGTTCGAGGGCGAGGGCTTGGTCCTTTCCGGAGACGACAGCTTCCCTTGGCTGCCACGGACACTCGGCAACGCCACGATCAATAAATTCCAGGGCGGGTACGGCAGCCAGGAGGAGCTTAGCCGCATCAGTTTTTCCCTCTGGACCTGCCTACCCTACGACCATTATTTCGACGGCTACAGCCCACTCTCTGTCCAGCAACGGCGAGAGTGTGTCGCCCAAGTTATCGACGCCGCCACAATCGATTACGACATCATTCACCAGACAGAGACCCGGCTGGTGCGGACAAAAGAAGAAGCCTGGGATCACTACTACGAAGTGCGCTCCCGGCCAGTGCCGGAAGGCGAAGAACCTTACGAGGGCACCATCGTCAAGCACCCGGACGAGGTCTGGAAAGACGGCACCAGCTTGTACATGGCCAAACTCAAGGCCGTCAAGGAGTGTGAGGTCGAGATCTACGGCTGGGAGAAGGGCAAGGCCGGCGGCAAACACGAACACAGATTGGGCTCGTTCCACATCAGAAGCTCCTGCGGCGGACTGGTAGGCAAATGCTCAGGCATGACCGACGCGATGCGTGACGAGGACCCTGAGACGTTTATCGGCAAGATCTGCACGGTCAGGTTCAATGCCGTATCCAAGTCCAAGGATCCGGACAAGCCCAGGTCATTCGACCATGCTAGATTTGTCGAGATCCGCCCAGACAAGAACGTGGCCGACGACCTTGAATACATCTTGAAAGTGAAGTCAAAGAAGAGATAACTTCAAAACAAAGGAGACAGTATGAATAGGATTGAATTGGGCGACATGGCCAAGGACAAACTCACGGGCTTTACCGGTTACGTTGGCGCCCGCTTCATCAAAGCTTTCAGTGTGGCCCGCTTTCGATTGGATCCAGTGAAATTAAAGGACGACGGAAGTGTACAGGCATCCAACTGGTTTGACGAAACCGTATTAGAGGTTGTTGAGAAGCAGTTCATAAAACCCGAGCCACCTGTACAACACACGTTTCAGTTGCTGGACAAAGTAAAAGATTCCGTCACCAACTTCTCTGGAAGTATCATTGGATTTATAGAGCACGCCAGCGGCTGTGTCACCGCTATTGTGGTTCCTGCAGAACTCAAAGACGGCAAACCGCAAGACGAGTCGGATTTGCCCGTCCAACAACTGGTCTTGGTGGTGCCAAAGGCAGTGCCAAATGCAGCGCCAAATGCAGCGCCACAGGAGAAGACCTTTACTGGTGGCCCGCGAGTAAGCCAGAACATCCATGGCCGGTAGCACCGAGTGCCAGTGCCCGTACTGCGGAAGGGCTGCCTTGTGCAGCCCTTCCAAGGGCCTCTGGTGCGACAACTGTAAAAACGGCTTCTGGGAACAGGAGCGAAATGTCCATTCAAAGATGGGAGACCAATGTGACCAAGCCAAGAGTGCGCTTTTGCTGGGAGTGCGGGCGGCAGCTCCGAGGCAACCACCACGTCGAGGTTGAGGTCGACGGCCACAACAGAATCCTGCACAAGGACTGCTATCAAAAACTATTTCCAGAGGAGGCGAAACGTGCCAAGAAAAGTAACAATGGAGGACTTCATCATCCCTGAATTTCGCGGAAAGGATCCTGAAGACTATGAGTTTCGTAGGGATGGTACTATTGTCCGCAAAGATAGATGGGAAAAGGGTATAATGGAAATAGCTTTCAGACTCACTAACTCAGGACGGGTTGAGTTTGAAATTGACAACCTAGTCAAGGCTGTCGAGTGGCTGCTTGATCAGATACCTGATCGGCAGATCCCGGACGAAGACGAGGAGTGAACCGTGTTTGGAGACTACCAGTACAGCAGGCCGTACACCCGAAAGACCACCTACTTGACAGCACCAAATGGACCTGTAAAAGTGCAGGAGGTCCGGCTAATTGACTTACTTCACTTTGGCCAGACCGTAGGTACCTTTACTCTAGACCTTGAAGAACATGATGAGGATTCGGCCGCCAACAGAAGTCACCTCACCCCATAACCTCAAAACGAATGGCGTGCCGCTCGCACGCCTCTTTGGCCTTGCACAGACCGGTCCAGATCTCCGCGAACTCGGGGTCATCCTTGATGACCATCGCGACCTTACCCCAGACTCCGAACAAGGGATACGCCGCAACACACGGCTCGGTACAGCCTCGACCGCATTTCAATGGATCAGCCGCTACTCTGTGCATCGGCTTCCTCTATATGGATGGCGTGTTCCGGGCAGGATTGCATCACAAACGCTATCTTCCATTTTGTCTCCGCGTCTCGTAGCACCCAATCGGCCAAGGGGAGCCTGCCTTCGCACTCAGACCGGAATCCTTTGAGCAGAATTTCACACATCCCGCAGTCTTGGCATTCTTGTTTGTCAGTGGTGAGGAAGTACATAATCAGTCCGTGTCGGCGGCGCCGTAACGGAGGTTCTGCGCAATACGCTTCACCCATCCTCGGGCATTCGGCAGGAAGTTCTTACAGTCGGCCATGAAATCCAGGCGCTCAGCCAAGATCAACATCACCAGATCAGAATCTGAGGTGGAGGCAAGCTTTGCTCTGGTAACAGGTCCGACAACACCGTCATCTTTCAGCCCCAGGGCCTGCTGCAGCTGCTTGATCGCCGTCTTTGGCCCGGAGTTCACTCCAAAGTCGAAGAGCTGGAAGGCAAGTCCGGGCGTGTAGTATTTATCGAGCTGTAACGGTGTGATAAAATCGGCAATATAGATTGCTTCAGCCTGCTCGACCGTAAGAGATCTGATGTTGAGCTGAGGATACGCTCGTTGACTGATCCCCCATTTAGTGGGTCCACCGACCGGATCGTCCCAGTATCCACCCTCATGCCCCAGACAGCGTTTTAGCCACGTTTGAACATTCATAATCCCTCACAATTTGTAAACATTGCCGAAATGCCTCAATCTTTTTTGCCGCATCCTGATACTGAGGGATGTACACGCCTGCATCATCTTTTTGTTCAACCTGTTCCTCCATGCGGATCAATGCCTCGATACGTTCGATTGCGTTCATAGACCGGCCTCCAGCCGGGAGAAATGCCTCATGCCGACCAACCGCAAAAAGGGCAGGTGCATTGGATTAGTTTGGCGCCACAGTCAGGACAGGTCACGTTCCCTCGCCGGTTTGTTGTCGTGCCGCATTTTTACGGTTGCCAGGATCTCCAGTACACTATCCTGCCGCTCGGTGTTTTTTGCTACGGCTGTGTGGATGGTGGCATAATCGTCTCTGAGCAAACTGATGTCCTCACGCAATAACCGGAAATGATCATCGCCACGGGCAAGGCGCTCTGTCAAAAGCTTGTCACTGGCGATCAGCCGCTCTGTGATAATGTCCTGGCAGCTTTTCTGTGCGGGATGGCACATGTCTAAGGTGACAATACCCTTCTCTTCAAGACCTTTTCTCCACGACTTTAGTGAGCCAAGATCGTATTGGTTTTTTGATACAGCCACAATGCCAAGGACCATAGCGGATATCTCTTTCCAATACGTGTGCAGCCAAGTGAAAATTATTGGCTCGTCGGTCATTGATTTCATCCTTTTCCGGCAATCATGGTTTTCATTGAGGTGTACGCGCCCATACCTTTGCCGATTTCCCGCAGACCAGCATAAGTAAAAGGTAGAGCCAAAAGTAGGACGAGAATCTCTACACTTGGAGTTGTCGTGAAAGCGTAGAAAATGGCCGCAGCAAGCGCCGCTGTGGCATGTGTCGGACGAACGTACTTTATCCCGCCATCAGCTTTATCTCCAGCCCTGACAGTCTCCTGCGTCTCGTGGTGCTCTTTTTGCCTATCATCCAGTTCGAGCCGCGTCATTTCTTCCAAATGCAAGCGATTGGTAGCCTCGTTCTGATACCACAACTCTTTCAACTTAACAATGGCCTGTGGATCACCCTGCAATACAGTCATCGCCTGATCAGGGTCATTGGTCCCTGTAACCGACGACACCATTGAAATACCAGCAGCAATTGCCCCAGGAACATTACCCGATACAAGCGAACCGACAAGTGCCGCTCCTGGCCCTGCATTCTTTTTTAGCCATCCACCAATATCCTGCCAGCTCATCAACATCCTCCTATATTCACAAACCAAATACCCAGGCACATCACCAGGAGCACGATGGCTATGGCGAGATTCAATAGTGTGCTTGCAGTTCGTTGTTCTTGGTCTTTTGAGTTCATATTTTGGTTAATTGTAGTTTTTTATCAATCAAATATTTTTAAACATCTCAGTTCCCCAGAACAACCGTTTGGTGAGCAGCGGACGAGTCTTGAACCATTGAGAAGCAGCCAGCCTACCGGTAAGGCTGAACCGATCAGCTACCCACTTCTCTAATCGTTGAAGATCATAAACACCAGGGTCCGCAGTGCAGAAGAATGCCATCGCCACAACCCCTGTGAAGTTCCTGGTGTTTTTGTAATGACATCCGAGGTTCATCCGGTTAAAGGTCTCTGGCTCATTATAAGCCCCACCGTTTGATATTACACCGTTCCTCATGAATGTGGAACCATTGGCACCACCACCACGGGAACTTACAAAATGCCACTGGCTATCGTTGAGATCCCCGGCTACACTGCCCAGGGAGACGCTCTCACCTGAGTAGGTTGAGGTGAATCCCCCGCCAGTTTCGATCCGAGAGAAAAACTTATCAGCCGGGTCAAAGTACCGAGTAAGTGCCGCAGGATTCTTCCACTCCTGCGCAGTGTTTGAATAACATAGACATCCGTAGGCAAAGCCGTTGCCTGAGATATCCCCGATATTCTTTGTCATCATCGAGGCATTGCTTGAGATGTTAAACGCATTGCCGTTGATGCCGTTGATGAGAACTATAGTTGGCGTGGTACCATAATTCGCGAACGATCCCGAGCCATACTGAGCAACCCACGAGGACGCAGATATGTTGGTTCCATCTACATAGATGTGCATTCCGGTCATCATCCCCGGATTCCACCCTGACCATGTGTTTATCGGTTTTGATACATTAGCTGCCATTCAGCCCCCTATGCCGCTGAAGCAAAAGCTTCAGATCCCCAGAAGAGCATTTTTGATAGCGGCTTAATATTTTTGTGCCAATGGGTACTTGGCAATGTACCTTTTCTCCCAAACTTATCGGCCAAGAAGCCCTCTAACGCCACTCGGTTAGCCTCGCTCAATGTGGTGTTAAATACCATCATCTCATATATAGTTAGGTTGCCATAATATGTTGCCGCACTTTCCTTGCACATCTGCATGAGTGCAGTATTTGTTGCTGTCGGCGCTGTAGTATATGTTGCAGTACCTTGTGCATTACCATCTTGATGATATGTCATGGTATTTGCGGCATCATTCCATACATACTCAAGCATAAAAGCAGTATCAACTCCAAGAGCACTGCTACTAGGGTCCATCCAAGCGACGCTAGCGTTAAGACCTCTCATTTTACCATCTGCCAGAGGACCATTTATAGCATAGGAAACACCAGAACCACTAGCTACACATAACATCCTCCCGTTGTTACCTGTGTGTACTGATGGAGTCCTAACAACGGCTATAACCGACGATGTGCTGTATATAGCACTGTTCTGTATTCCTGTTGTGAGCCAGTCATTACTGCCGTCAAAGTACACCCCCTTATAGCCATTCAAAAGATTCGCACTAATGACCGGCTGGGAGGCCCCTGTTGCCTGAGTTGCATTAGTCCCCACGTTTGCTGTCCATGTAGCTACTGCACCGCTTGCCGGGAGTTCCTCCGGCCTGAAACGGGCTACTAACCCAGGAACAGTATTAGGGTTATAGTCATAAAATCCTGCCGCCTTACTTACATTATTCGCCATTATGCCACCTCCGCTAATACAAGTTTTGCGTCCGAAATCACCTTAGCGTTCACTTCGATGAAGCATTGGGCGGTTCTATTTGGCGCTATCCCTGTTACTGAGTAAACCATGAAGTTCAGTTCGGTACCTATCGTATCCCTGAACCTGAACCCTTCAGACTGGTAGGCTGCTGCGGGGAATACCAGTGATTGATTAGAAACATGGAATTGATAGCCTACGGAGTTCAGGGACTCACCTACGTTCAGTTCGATCAAATCACCGGCAGCCAGGTTCAGAGTCACGCCGTTTCTAACAACGCTGGTATTGATGGCTACTTCAATATTGAAAGCGGTCTTGAAATGCACAACAGCGCTTCTTTGTACCGGGATATGATCAGAGTTGAGATGATCCACGGTCAATAGGTAATCCGTAGCTCCTGAGAGTTTTTTCTCCGTGGGCACGGTATAGGACAGGCCATCAACCGTTTCATCTATAACTGCCATATGGGTTTCAGCCCGGATAAGTCGAACCCTAGATTTTGCTATGTCGTAGTCCAACTTCTTACTGGTAACCTCCTCTATCGACATCCAAGTGCCGTCAGAACGCGCGGTAAATGTGCCGCCGCTTATGAAAGTACAACGCAGTTTAACTTGGGTATCCACGGCGGGAGTATAGATTGCTAAAGCCGTCCCCTCAAATGCATACCCATTGGCATTACCAACAGAAACTAAATGACCTGCCCCTGAATTAGGTAAAGCAACGTTAGATGAGTTAACGAATTTATAGTTTATATCGGCAGCTACATCTGTAAAAGTCGCGCCAATGCCAGCAGACAGCCTATATGTAACTCCAGCCTTCAAGGTTACATAAGGCGACGTGAACCCTAGATTACCAGACATACTGTCAAAAGTGATATCTGAATTGGCCCCAAGGCCAGCCTGGCCGGTTGTTTTCAGACATACTAGATATCCTTGGGTCTCTCCCTTAGCACTCGTAATCGTCGGCGTCAACGACTGCCCAACCGAGTTATCTGCCGGAGCCGTCACGTTGATCGCCGGAAAGATCAACTGCGTAGGAGTCAGGGCAATATGCTCCTCGGTGATCACATCAATCGCCCGCCACGGTAGAGTCTCGTCCTGGTTGGTATAAATTTTGAAGGTCTCAGCTGGATCAATCGTCTTAATCCACCAGGTCATTGCCTCGCCTTCAGGGTAATCGGCCTCATCTACATTGATGAAAAGTTCCTGCCGTTGGGTATATATAGACAAGTCTTCTGCATCCATATCGGCGGGAGTTTTCAATTTATCGTAGAATTTAATATCATCATAGAGTCCAGTTCCAGCAGTCTCGTCAGCCTCCAGAGCGGTAAGCTGGATGTTGCCATAGTATGCCCTGACTCTGACACCGGCGTGGGCCTGCACTTCCGCAAGAGTCATCCCGAGGTGATAATAAATCCTTTGCAGTATGTACGTTACGGCAGGCACTGCCAGATATCGGTATGAACTGGTTTCAAGAAGGTGCGTGAAATCTTGCACCACCAACGGAGCAGCACCATCGACAGGTACTCCCCACGTACCATCAATCAGGCCGCTCTTGTCTCCAGCGTTGCCATGGGTAACAACCCGCTTTTCGAGCGGCCCCATTTTTGGCATGTAGACCGTGCCGTTGCCACCTGCAGTGGTCCATGGGGTTCCAGGAAGGATAGACTCGTATTCGTGGCCTGCAACTTGCACTGCAAGGTGATGACCTTTGAGCCGGATTTTGCCCACGCCGTGAAGGTCGAGGCCAGCAGATGGCAATAACGAACTCACAGCAACGCTTTTACTCGACCCCTCAGGCCCCATTGTGGTATCTGAAGGATCGATTACGTGCATTCGAGCGTTGGCTATTTTCGTCGCATCAGTTAATTCGGTATATTCTGATAATTTTGACATTTATTTCATTCCTTTATTGAAAGGTTATAGTGTCCAATCACTGAACACTGAACCATCCTCAAACTGATAAATTGATCCGTCCTCGAAACGGTTGGCAGTTGCCATAAACCCGTTCCAGATATCTACCTCTTTAACATACTGGAATGCTTTACTTATGATACTCTCTGGCGTATCGTAGACGTAAAGCAACAGCCTATCCTCTGATTCTGTCCCCAGCATTGACCAAGTATTTAACAGCGGGCTTGCCAATGCTAGGTCGATGGCGTCGGCGGTTGGCCTCAGTGTAATTTTGTCAATGAAAAATATCGGTCGTAAAGTAGGCTCTACACGGTCATAGTCCGCGACTGATAAGCCGATAACATCAACCCAGCCATCAGCAGCCAAAGCCAGAAACGCCAACCCCTCACCAACCAACCCATCAACTCCGCCAGTGCTCAATATCCACGGCACGGTCACGCCGTTAAATACAAGGTTGAAGGTCAGCACCACATCGGGTCCAGGTGAAGCCGTAGCCCGCACCTTGCACTTCTTCGACGCAGGCCAGACTCGATCACCAGCAGTCAGCCAGGTGGTGCCGTCAAACGACAACGCGGAGTTAGCCGGGATGGTGTAGTCCTGTCCTGCTGTAATTCTGGGATAAAACCAGCGGGATTCGACTTGTGCGAGGGGTTCGGCGTTGAGGCGGAGGCCAGGAGTGCGGTGGCGACCAGTATTAGGACGTTTAGTCGGAACTCCAGCTGTTCTACCTACTGGCGAGAAGGCGCCCATTGTCACACCCCGGAGGTGACGACTCTAAGGCCGCAGTCTGCTGTCGTTTCTGATTTGTGTGGGCGGATATATGCAGGGGAGTAAAAGGTGACTTGGTCGTGGCCGAGGTATATCTTCAACGCTTCCCCGTCTATACTGGCGGTGCGCCAGCCGCCGACGGCGGCGGGGTCCTCGACCTCGAATACAATAGACTCTTCACCTTGTAAGGTGCAGAGTCTA